GATGCTGACGGCTCACCGAATTTTGCTAAACACTGTTTACTTGATACCATCGACTTGAATAAAATTTGATAAGAATTTACCACAACCACCAATAATTGCACACCATCTCATTAACTCTGGATCATTTAAATTAAATGAAGCTACAAATATAGTTGCCCCAGCGATTGCATCACCAAACATACGGACTTGCTTTTGTGTTGGACTAAAATATGGTTTAAACTTTATCTGCATCGACCTTGACCTCTATATTTTTTATCTGGCTTTGAGTTCTTTGAGTGAACGCCCTTATTGTTCTTTTTAGGTTTAATCCTAAACGCTTTTAGTACATCAACCTTACTCCCCTTCTTTGCCATTGATGTTTTTAGTTTTAAAATAGTAATAACGAATAGCAAAGATACCCGATACAATAGCCACTAAACCCCATACAAATGAAACGATTGGTTGTACGCTTGTCATAAAATGAGCAATGCCCCCAACGAATGTGGTTGTAGTTAATGCGTCGGCTATGTTATCGTTGTTACTCATTTATTGGTGTCGGTGGAATTGGTGGGATATACTCAACAAAAGGACAGTCTAATATCCACGCCCATTCTGAATTTGTTATTATTACGATGTCATCAGCTGACAAAAATGTGAACCAATCTGCGTTAATATCTTGTACACAGTTGAAGTATTGGTCAGGGGCGTACATTACGCCTTGAATTGAATCTTTTTGATTTATAGTTAATTTATATCCGTCCATAGTTTATACTTGTCTTGATAGTGATGTTTGATATTTTTGAACCGCAGTGTATAAGTTGGCCGCTTCAGTATCGCTAAAGCCATCCCCAATATAAGCAAAGGCACTTTCTTTGTTTGAATATTCCCCAACAGTTCCAGAATAATTCACCGCACCCAAATAAAATTTATTGCTTGGCAAAGTACCCGTTTGTGTAGTTAATAAAGATGCAATCGAGCTACCATTTTTATATAGCTTTAAACTTGAATTAGTAATCCTTGAAACATTGTATAAGCCTTGTGAGTTAGCATTTGCTACAATCGCTGGATTTGTATTATAAGAATATCCTTCAGCATTACCGCTTGAGTTTTTAGTTCTTAAATACATTAATTGAGTACCTGAACTACCCACAGCCATTTCAGTTGCACTTGGGCTTTGTGATGAATTTGTTCTTGAGTAATACCCGAAACTTGTATTGTTTAAAGTTAATGCAGTTGATGGAATCAAGAAACTATCCGCATAAGCATTAGCACCGTTTGGCAATGCTCCAGTTGAGCTATGTGTCCAAGCCCCACTAAATGCAAGTCTATAAGCCGCATCCAAATCACGAGGGTCTTTTAAGTTCCATTTGTGAGTACTTGCAGTGCCACCAACAAAAGGATAAATGGCTTTCATTTTAGTCCATAATCCGTAGGTTTTTAAGTCAGTTACTAAAGTGTTTACTGCATTAGCTTGTGTATTGTCAGTTATAACCGCAGCATTAAGGAACGCTTGAGCGTTTGCATCACTTACAATAGGCACACCAGTGTATCTGCTTAATTCTGTTTCAAAAGTCTGTACAGTAGTATATAAATTTGCAACTTCCGTATCAGATAATCCGTCACCAATATGAGAAAATGCACATCGTCTATTTGAATAACCAGTCAAGCCGTTGTTTAATGCTAAAGTTATTTGAATAGTTGGCTTTGTGCCAGTATCTGTACTTGTATTAGTTGCTGCTAAAGTTGTATTTTTCCAAAGCTTTAATGAAGTTGTCGATGACCTTGAAGCAATACCAAAGAAGTTGCTATTAGTTGAAGTTGACAAAGCACTAACTCCATAGCCATCAGTCCCAAACATATCAGAACTCAAATTTCTTCTTAAAGATAAACCAATCATTTGAGAAGCACTTTGAAAAGCCCCAATTTCACAAGAAACTGGCGAAGTTGAAGTTATGTCTATATTAGAGTAATAACTTAAAGAGAATGTTGAACCTAAAGAAGTTGACGGTGTTAAATAAGTGTTTGCATATCCATTTGTTCCATTAGGCGTTGCACCTTGTTTTGAATATGTCCAAGTACCGTTAAAAGCTAATCTGAAAGCAGCGTCAAGGTCTCTTGCGTCTTTAAGGTTATATTTGAATTGGCTTACAAATCTATTTGCTGGGGTTGTGGCTATATATTGATAGTTGCTAAAAGTTGAACCAAGTTCAAATTGTGGATGCCAAACATAAATGTCAGTTCCTCTCGTAAATGAACCACTCGCAGTGCAACACATTGGTAGCCAAACTTCAGTAGAAACATTGGTAACATTAAAATTGAATGTTAATTTATACCACCCGTTTGCTACGCTTGTCATACTTGCGTTAGAAACACTGTTTTGAGTTTGTGTAATTAACCCCGTATCTAAATCGCCCCAAACTACATTGTCAATACCGCCAGCGTATATGGTTACAAAAAAGTATCTATTTGTTTTTTTCTTTACATAACAAGTATAAGCATTTGTGCCAGTGGTTGCTAATATTTGTCTAATGTTTCCGCCTGTAATACTCCATCCTGTGTTTGTTCCATCGGGAGCAGTTGTGGCATTTGCAGTCGCTACGGTTGTAACTTTTTGCCAAGCTGCATTAGTTAAGTCTTCAGTGTAGCTGAATTGATTGTAAGTATCAGAAACAAACGGATAAATGGCTTTCATCTTAGACCATAGGCCGTATGATTTAAGATTTGCTACAAGATTATTTACTGCATTGACCTCCGTTGTTCCAGTTAGTCCAGTTGCAGCAATAAAAGCTTGGGCATCACTATCCCCATAGCTGACACCTCGCCTTCCTACACTTATAGATGGGCCGAAATACATTATTAGATATTGTACATTATTACTGAACCACTTGTCAAGGTAATTGAGCTAATATATGTACCATCAGGCACACAAATAAAAGCCCCTTGCTTTAAGGTTACGCCACTCAATCCTAAAGATGTCATCAAAGATGCACTTGCTTGATCAAGAATTGCTGAAACAACCGCATCAGCGTTAACCACAAAACCTCTAAATGTGCCAGTGTTTGCACTTGTATTTGAAACGACTTTACAACCAGTGTATCCAGCCGAGAATGATGTTGCACTTATACTCATATATATAATACTTTTAAATTGTAAATTGTTACACTACGGCAAAGTCCTTGTTATCTGCCCAATTCCTTGCGCCCACATACTCCCATCACAACACTTTTTGTCGTAGGTATTCTTGTCTTTACACAAACAAGCTCTGCCAGAACCAGGCTTTGGGTTCACTCTTGAAGGGGTTACGAATTTCTTTTCCATAATAATCTTAAAAATAGGCCGATAACAACCCCCAAAATCAATAATTTTAAATTCAATCTCAAATCACCCTTTTTATAAATGATTTGTGGTGGCATTTCAACTGTTTTGGTTAGTCTTATCGTATCTTGTTTAACCTTTATATCCGTTTTAAAAAAGTTTCTATTCCTATAAATCGTCAATCGCACCTTGCCAGTATCTGTGATAAATGTATCAACTTCATTAAGCGTGAATGTATCAACGCTATGAAATGAATCAGTCATTAATACTGTATCAATTACCCAATTCCTTGGTCTAAACAATGATGGATCTTTGATTAAGGCCCTTTGTAAATGCCAAGAAGCCGAGCAGCTGCTCAATAACAATATAAGAATTAAAGCTCTCACTTTTTCTTTTTCTTTGGTGCTTCCTCAACGATGGTAATGTCGCAAGTTAATTGCAACGCTTCCATAATCTCGCCCACATACATTGGCATACTTTCACTCGTTAAAGATGCAATATGTAAAGCCTCAATGTCGCCATCAATAGCCGATGCACTCATCAAGCTCAAAGGTTGGCTTGGAAGTTCATCAATTACAAAGTGATAATCTTTTGTGTTGGTTAAATCACTTACATAGTGTAAGTAAACCTTTGATATTTTTCGCATTTTCATTTTTCTTTAAGTTTAAAAAATAGTCTTTTAATTTTGAAATATTATCCGCCTTTGGCTTATACTGTTTCTTCATAGATTCCAAGTTGTATAGTTTGTTGGTGTGCTATAAGGATATTCTCCGCCATTTTGATAGGCCACATATTCAGGATATAAACCTACATTCAAGGTAATATAATCCACTAAACGCTTTCTGTATGTTTCTGCAATCTGTCTGTAACGCTTTACCAAAGCTTCAACCTCAAATCTATCCAATACAACTGTATTCTCTGGGTTATTCTTTAAGATACCAGCATTGCTTACTTCATAGTTATGGAATTGCACGAAGTCCGCCATAGCATAATGGATCAACATAGGCTGAATGTAATAGCTTGTCAAGGTCAGATAGTTACCAGCTAATGTATTGTTCATTACATCGGTTAAAATCTTCCTATAAAGCACAGTACCAAGTACGCCTTGGATTTCTATATCTTGAGCAACCTTAATAAAAGGGCTAATGTTGTCAATATCGACATTCCCTTTAAGTTGAGTATACTTATAAATATCCTCTTTAGTTACCAGTAAAACATTATCATTCGTTTGCATCTTATTTATTCTTTAAGCTTCCTCTATTAGGTAAATCAATCGTTTTAGTGCTTGCAGTATCCCAACTTGGCGGTGCAAATGGCACACCTTCTCTATTTGCAGTTGCATCAGATACCTTCTCATAGTTTCTTAAGTCCCTTTCGTCGCTATTTTTCTCACTTGAAGTAAGTGGTTTTATCTTACCGCCTTCAGTTTTGCGTCTATAAGTTACTCTATACCAAGCGTGATGGCAATATACACCGCCTTTAAACTTCCAGATACTATAATTGCTTGATCCCTCTGGGGCAAATTGACCGTTTACTCCGTTAAAACTCATCATATTTATGTCCTCTCTGCGATAAACAATGCCTTTTTTTGATAGGTTGGTCATCTCTTTGCAGAATTTACGAGAGTTTTTAGTCACTCTGTCTGGACCATAACGATATCTTATCTTAAAAATACCAGTATCATCCTTTGATTTCATATCAGGATTATCGTATCCAAACTCAAAGTGATCATCCTCATCATTTGCCTCTTGGATGTCTATAATTTCCCACTCGTTTAGGTCAATCTCCTCGCCTTTATCTTGCAAGAAAGCTAACCAAGCATTCTCATCCTCTTCAGTCATCTTTGGTTTATCACTCCCCTCAAAATAAGAATAGCAAATTGCGGCTGCTTGTTCTTTGTCTTTACCTTCAGCAATAACGGTTGGGATGCAACGAGCTAAAAAATCATCTTTGCTCTCACCACTTTTTTTTTGAACCATATCAACTTTTGAAAAGCCGTATTCCTTTTCCTTGGTTGTGGTATCAATAGCCACTCCGCTTAAATCAACGAACTCTAATGGCTGCAAAGTCTTGAAGTATATATCAACCATTACTTCATTCTTTAAAAGTACCTTGTTAAACGCATCAATCAATAGATTCTGAAATGGTCTGATAACAATATTGTCAAATAAGATAGATGCAGTTTTTAACTCTTCAGCATTGCTTGAGAATCCGTTGCCACTATTTTTAACACCGAACAATAAAGGACTTGTAATACGGTGAGCTAATAAAATTTTGTCAATACATTCTGTACTTAAAAATTGGTATTGATCAGCAGCATCGCTTAAAGCAACTGGAGTGATATCAGCCGCAGAATCTTTGCTTTCGTTAAATGATACGATTGCTCTGCCAGTATTTGAACTTCCGCCAAATTTAGCATTGATTTGAGCTTCGATTGCATCTTTAATCTCCTCACTTGGTTCGCCATTGTTGAAGTTAATCAACATACTTGGGGCTAAACCGTTTTTAATGTTGTTTAAATGGTAGTTGCTTATCTCACCTTCCAATTCACAATATTGAGTACCGCCTTGATAGTCTGGTGGTGCAAAATAGAAGTTGCCAGTTGAATAAGGCTTGATTACAAGCATACATTCTTTAGCACTTTCATCATACCCAAACGCTGCGAACTCTTTTGGCTTTTGGCCCTTCTTTAATTTACTCCAATCAGCACAATAGAACCATTTTTCAATTTCGCCCTTGTCATTGGCTTTCTGTGGTCTTAAAGTTTGCATTGGGAAGTGGTAAGCCTTAACATACTTTTTGCCGTCTTTAGACTTTACAATCTGGAATGCACACATACCAAGCATTGTTAAGTCCATTACGCACTTTTTAACCTCTTCATTTTGGAATATGGTTTTAAAATCTAAGTATCCCTTTAAATGACGATCAGCCTTAACAACCTCTGGGCCATATCCGTAAATCATATCGGATTTACCTTTGATACAAGCGTTGTTTGTAGGTGAACTATAATACAAATCAATTAAGTATTGATAGTAGTTATTGTCAGCACCGTACTCAACCCAATCTTTATTTGTTTGCTCAACAATAGATGGACTTGTATAACCAGCCATATTGATGATGTGGTAACTTGGAATATTTTTTTTGCGTGTAGCCATTATAATGTGATCCAGTTTTTACTGTTTGTGTTTGTTGTAGACCAAGACTTCCATTGTCTGTACTCATCAATAGAACCAACTATCCAATAAGCCAGGTACTCAAAATACATCTTGCTTGATTGGATTACTCGTATGTTTAATTCGTCTAACTGATTAGCCACTGCATTGATTGTGGCAAGTGATGGCAATGTCAATGTAACTTTAGTACCCACGATTGTAGGCGTTACAGTTGCAGTTACTAATGTCTTGGTGGCTTTATGTTCAATTTCAAGTGTTACTGGTAACCCATCAAACGCAATAAGCGGATGAAATGCAATTGATGTACTTGAATTATTGATTACCATATTTAATAAAACCTAAACACCTCATTTTGTTACAATAAAAAAGGGGCATCTCTGCCCCCTTCTTACCTATGTACACTTATTAATTATGGAGTTACATCTGGAGTAAAGATAGTTGACAAGCCAGCATAAGTAACGGCTGCCAACGGTCTTGGGCCATACTTCTCTGAAGCAATAAAGCTCAAAGTGTAAGTACGAGCATCACCAAGTAAAGTTCCCCAATCTTCAGAACCAGTTGTTACATCACAACCAAATTCCTCACCTAATAACCAAAAGTTATCG